TTGTTTGTTGTGCTATCCATATAAGCCGATATAAGGCTTTGGTAATAATCATTGTTATCGCCTATTGAAACCCAATCTTTGTTGCGTTCTTCTGTGATTGTTGGCCTTTCGTATTGGCCTAATTGTATTAAATGTAGATTATCCATAATATATAAATTGATTGTCCCCTGTGCTTTGTTCTATATAAACACCGTTTGATATTTCATAGTCTGAAAGTGTTTGATCTGAACAATACATCTTGTCTTTAAAAATTATTGCGTTGTCTGTTGTATTGGTGATTGTAATAGTATAGTAATTATTCTCAACTAATGCTTGAGTAGTTGAATATTGGTAATAGTAATCCAGTTCAGAAAATGTTGCTGCATCGTCTGTTAATATAACTTTATTTTGAGCTTCTGACTTTATCACTAATTTATAAGTTTTAGTACCAGTTATTGTTTCTCTTGGTATAAAGTTAATAATTCGTGTGCCACTTGTAGTTAATATTTGCATATTTTTTTAATAAAAAAGGGGAGGCTAATCACTTCCTCCCCTCCAATCAAACTATATATTATGAATCACACAATTATATTAATCGCGTCTTTTTTTAACTATTAGTTCCTACAGTTACAGTAACAGTTGCAGAACTCATTCCAGCAAAAGGATCAGCAGAAGTTCCACCGCTAATAAAGTTAGACGGTTCAAGCTCTTGCCCAGTAAGTGTTAATGAGTAACCTGAAAGGTCTGCAAAAGCTGTTCCCGTAGCTATACTACCGCCCGTCACGTCCATACCATGCTCTAATCCGCAAAGCATAAAGTTTCCGTTTCTGTCCTCTACAGCAATGTGAGGTCTTCCGTAAGCCATAAGCTTAAGTTCCTTATTGTCTTCTTTAGACAACTTAGGTAAAGTTAATGTTAATGTTTCTTCGAAAAAGGTTGTTCCGTTTTCTCTTGAAGATGTAATAGCAGTTTCTAAACTATTTGTTCCTTTTAAATCGTATTGGTAGCAAGTAAATGTTCCAGATAAATCAGTGATTTCATCGTCAGTTTTAGTTACCGTTCCTAAGTCTCCAAAGTCAACGAACCAAGCTCTAACAATACCACCAATAACATCTTTACATGGTACTTTTCTACCTTGTGTTAAATCGCAAGCCATTTGTTATTAATTTTAAATTAAGGGAGCATTTCAGCTCCCTAATTATTATTTTATTTCTTAAACGTGGTAAAGAACAATATCAGATCCGATTCCGTATTGAACACCAGCTGTATATCTCATAACAATTCTTACATTTTGAGAACCGTCAATGTCAGCCATGTCTATCAATTTCACTTCGTTCATGTCAGAAAGTAAACCAGTTCCGAAGAATAAGTTAGATTTCTGAGCAGCCATTGCAGTGTTATCATTAAGACCGTTAGCAACGAATAATTTAACACCATCAAAAGAAAGTGCGCCATCACCGTACCACATATGAGACTGAGCGTTTACACCACTATTAGTAGCAGCGAATCCACCTAATGCTCTAACATAAGCTCTCGCAATGTTTTGTGAAATGTAAATGTGTACATCTTCTTTACCATAAAGTGAAGAAGGTATTGCATCAACAATTTTACCTAATTCAGCAACAACATTAGCAGCATCAACAGTTGTTCCAGTTACATCAAGAACATCAGTATCAGCTAAAGCTAAAGTAGCCAAGCCATCATACTCGCCAGCGTTAGCGTTAACGCCTTCCCATATTGACTGCTCGTTTTTTTCTGCAACTAAACCAGCAACGTGTCCGATTATGTAATCAGAAAATTGTGGTGGCATATTATCAAATGCAGAGTATCCCATTTGAACCGCTTCCCAATCAGATGCAAAGTCTTTTTTGCAAAATTCAAGGTTTACTTGAAACTCCTCTGGTTGTAGGATTCTTTCAGTTATTGTTACAGCATCGTCAGTTTTAGTGAAGTCACAACTTGCATTTGCTATTACAGCACCTGTTGCTACTTTTTTCATTACTGATTTATACTTTATGTTAGGCTTCACTTCAATTCCGCCTTTGTCTATTGTGTTAGCTGATAATAAAGCAGCAGATAAATATTTACCCGCAAACTCTCCAGCATATGTAGTAGTTAAACTATTTAAACTATTAGCCATTTTATTTTATATTAATTATTGTTAAAAATTTTATCAAAAACCCTGTCTTTAGTTGTTTTAATTCTGTTTTCAGAAATTTTAAAGTTCATTTTATTATCAACTTCAGCTTCAGGATTATGTTTTACAGGTTCAGGAGCAACAGCAGAAAGTTCTTCTTTTTCTTCCTTAACTTCTTCTTTTGCTTCTTCCTTCATTTCTTCTTTGTTACCAAGTTTTTCGTCTATCATTGCTTTGATCTCTTCAACAGCAGATGTAAATTCTTCTTTAGTAACGTAGTTCATTTCTTCTTTTTCTTCTTCTTCTAATTCAGTTTCTTTAACTTCTTTAGACTCTTCAGAAAGTTCTTCTTCAACTGCTTCTTCTTCTTTAGCAGCTTCTTTAATACTGTCAATTAAACCTTCTTCAACAACAACTAAGATTTTACCATCTTCTAATTCATATTCACCAACAGGTAAAGCAATTTGCTCATCTTCTGTTTTAATAAATATTGAATTACCAGCTTCAAACGATTCTGCAACAAGTACAGTTCCATTCTCTAAAGTAACTTCAGCCATTTCTATTTTGTTTTCAGAAAGTTCAACTTTTTCACCTACAATATTTTTTATTTTGTTTAGTATGTCGTTTGCTTTCATAATTTGAGTATATACCTATAAACGTTTGAAAACGTTAACTGTTATATTTTTTTGCAAATTTATTTTTATTCTGGTGTTCCAGTTATGTTTCCAATGCCTTGAGCTTGTAAACTTCCGTCACAACATTTGCTGCTGTAAGTATTATCAGAACACAAACAACCTCTTCTACTATTTCTTGGACTTGAGTTACTTTGTGTTTTATATTTTTTACTTTTCATTTGTTTAGTTTTTTAATTGTTTTTATTGTTTCTAATTCTGCCCATGTAATAATCTGTTCTTCTTTGTTTATATCCCAGTTATGCAACCTAAACGACAAGTGCATAAACTCATGAAAAAAAAGTAGGTGATCTTCAAAGGTTTTATTTAATCTTTTTAAATTAATAAATACATAAGGTTTTTTACTTACTTCCTTGTTTGGTGTTTCATTGCTCATGCCAGCTATATAAGCATCATTATTAGTTTCATTATAACACTTACAATCATTTTTAGTTAAACCATGAATAAAATTTACTTTGTAATAATTAAATAAGTCTTCACAAGAATCACCCAACAATAAGTCATAGTATTTATTACTTATTTTTTTCAAGTTGCTTTAATTTACTTTCAGACCATCTTAAACCAGCTTTACCACCCCATAATAAATAGCTAATAGTTCCACAAGCTTTTGTATCTCCTTCATCATAATACTCTTGCGCTCTGCTTAAATAACTATGCATCCTTTTTAAGGTTTCAACACTAATGTTTTCTTTGTTAGCTAATTGTTGTGCTCTAATCTTACCTACTTGTGTAGCGCATTTATTATTTATTTTTTTATTTAGTTCTATACCTCGCTTTGCATTATTACTTACCGCATCAGGATAGTCGTTAAATGTTTCAAGCTCTGTTCTTTTACCTGACTTAGTTCTTTTGTCTTTTTTAATTAAAGCCTTAATATTACTAAGCATATATTCAGCCTCAGCTTCTTCTATCTCTTGTAGTTCTTTACTCCATTCAGATTTTAAACTTGGGTCTTTTACTTGTGCTTTATCTGCGAAAAAACCCTCTATGCTAAAACCTTTTACTTTGCCAGTTTCTATGTAGTTCTTCCAAACGTCTTCGTTTTCTACTTTCATACTGATCATCCAAGTTCCTTTTGGTACACTTAAACCATACTTTTTAGATTTATCCATTTCAGTATCTTCTACAATCCACGACTCAACAACAGTCAAGTTATTAATTTCCATTTCGTGTTCTAAAGTTGCGTTATTCTGCATACTGTTTTGGAAAAACAATTCGCTTGCCCTTCTTACTGTTTTCTCAGAAAAGTAAACGTAAAATGTATTTTCTCCATTCTTTCTGAAGATTGGTTTGTTAGGTATTAAAGCAGCTCCCATCAATAAACGCTTCTCGCCATCTACCTTAGCCAATTTAATTTCTTGTTCTGATAGTGCTACAAAGTCAGATTCTATCGCTGGTAGCTCGACAATGCTAACTGCTTCGATTCCAGTTAACCCTTCACTATCTTCGTCTAATATTAATTCTATTATGTCCATTGTGTTTTATTTTAAAATGTTGCTTGTGTAATTGTATTGTTTTCTAATTCTTGTGCGGTAGTTACATCTCCTGAAACTACAAACGCTTGTACTGGTCCTTGTTGACCTAATGCTCCAGCCACTTGGTTAAACCCAGACTGACCAACAACGTTAAATTGTGGTGCTTGACTTGGTGATGTTCCAGCTCCGCCTCCATCTGCAGCACCTCCAGAAGAAACGCTTTGACTTGGTACTTGTATAGGCGCAAATGAAGCAGCTTCAAACTTTTGTTTTTTAATTGCAGCAACGTTAGCTAATCCAGCTGCAATTGCTAAACCAGCAGCAATACCACCTCTAATTGGTGAAGTTGCGTCAGCAATTGGCACAAACTGTGATTGATAAGCCTGAACAGCACTTAAATAAGTTGTAGCAAGTGCTTGAGCTATGCTTGCAGCTTGTTGAACTTTAAAAGCCTTTTCTGCTCTTTTGTTGTTTGCATCTAACTCTCTTTGTTTTACTGCGTTTAGTTGAGCAATCTGTTGTTCTTTTTGTTTATTAGTTAAATTTTCATTATCTAATATTTTTTGACTTAACTCTTCTTGTTGTTCTATAACACCAGCGTTTAAAGCATCAAACTTTTCTTGATTCATTAAAGCAAACTGAGAAATAACATCAGCAGCTTGCGTTAAAGTGTCAACAGTAAATTGTATGTCTGCATCTCTTTTAGCTTTCTTTTCTTCATCTTTTTTATCTTGCTCCTCTTTTGCGATAGCATCGTATTTGTCTCTAATAGCTTTTAAGTCTATTTGCTTTTGCTCTTCAAGTGCTTTTTCAAGTTCAATGTTTCCTAAAGCTAATTGAAACTTAGCGTCATACTGCTCAATAAGTTTTGCTATTTCTTGTTGTTGCGCATCGTTTTTTAATTGATTTAATAAATCTTGTTGCTGCTTTTCTTTTGCTAACTCTTCGTCTTGTAGTTTTGATTTAACTGCTTCTATTTCTTTTGCTCTTGTTATTTCTTGCTGTTCAAACTTTTGTTTAGTTTTATTGAAATTTATTATAGCAGTAGTTCTTTCTTTTGTTCCTTTTTTAGCTAAGTCAATTGTTTTTTGTAATCTATCTAACTGTATTTTTTCTTCGAGCTTGTCAATTGATTGTAATTCTTTTAAACGATCTAATTCATTTTCTATACTCTTAGCATTAAACTTTTTCTGTTCTATTAATAAGTTTGCTTCAGAATCGCTTAATAATCTTATTCTTTGAGCTTCAAGATCAATAGCAGCTTGAGTTGCCTTTTGCTCATCATCTATTATTTTTTGTTTTTCTGTTGCTCTTTTTTTCTCCTCTGCTTGTATTTGTTTATTTAAGGTATTTAATTCTCTTTGCGTTGTTCTTTGTTGGTTTAATCTTATAGCTGATTGTCTATTTACTGCAGCTTCCGCTTGTGCTAATTTGTCAAGTGCTTCTATATTGCTTCTTGAAAATTTATTTTCCTCCTCTTGTGCATTTCTTCTTAAAACTAAAACTTCTGTTTCTTTTGCAAGTAAACCTTCTTCAAGTTTTTGTGCATCCAACAAGGCTTGTTTCCTTTCTGCTGCACTAAATTCTTCTTCTTGTCTTGATTTTAACCTTAATCGAGCGATTTTATTTTCAAGCACAGAACGCTCTACCAATAACTCACGCTCAAGTTTTAATGCTTCTGCTCTATCATCAGCAACCTTAGCAGCTCTTTTAGCTTCATCAATATCTTCTTTAATTAATTCTTTAGTTGCTTCTCCAACTGCTTTTGCTGTTATAGCAAGTACATTAAATTCTTCATTTAATTTTGAAAACCCCTTACTTGCATCTTCTAATGCTGCATCAAAATCACCACTAAAAACTTTTTTTAATGCACTTCCAATTAAACCTATAGATTCAAGAAAAGCCTCAAATTTTCTTATCACTAAATTTTCAAAAGATTTAACAAATGATTTTAAAGTTTTTTTAGGATTTTCAAAAGCTGAAATTATGGCTTCACCTAAGTCTGCAAGCCTATCAATTAAATTGTCTGTAAAAGTTCCAATAATACCAAGTATTTTACTAAACTTATTAGCTCCCTCTTCACTTGATTTAAATGCAGCAATTAAAGAAGAAACAACAATAACAAGCGCACCAATACCTGTTGAGATAATTGCAAATTTTAAAGTCTTAAAACCTTTTACAACACTTTTAATAGCTGTCAATGAACCAGTAAACCCACTAATTAAACCGCCTGTGGCTTTGTCTGCCATGCTTGTAACTCCAGATAGATCACCTTTAGTTTCTTTTAAATCTTTATTTAACTTCTTTGTGCTTTTATCAGTTTCCTTTAAACCTTCATTAAAAGAATCTACATTTTTTTCAGCTTCTTTTGTATCAGCATTTAATACTATTGTCTTTTCTACCATTACTTTAATCTTATTTGGTTAAACGCTTCTTTAATTGTTGTTGGTACTTTATTAAGGCCTAATGCGATTCTAATGTGTTTATCGTAAAGTTTATTTTCTTTACAAAATGCCAATCCTTCTAATATTGTCTTCATGATGGTTCGTTTAATAATTCAAAGTTTGTTTTACCTGACTGTAGTTTTGTAGTCATTTTATTAATAGTATATGCTCTTGTTCCAATTACTATTAAATCATTAAGAGTTAAATTCAATAATACTTTTAATGGCAGTATAGCAGAGAATTTAAATATTCTTGTTCTTGTATTAAATACTCTTGTAATATAGTTTTCATAATACAATTGAAATAAACTGTTATTAGTTCCAGAATAATCTGTCAATGTATAAGTATTTATTTCACTACCGAAATTTAAATTATATGCTGGCGGTGTTGATGATGTACCTAACTCATTGTAGGCACTTGGAATCCAGTAATTATTTAAACTGTAGTTAGCGTGTCCACCAGTTGATAAATCTGCTCTTGTAGAATCTACAAAGTTAATACCAGTATTTTCTTCAGAGTCTTGATATATTCCATAAAATATTAATGGTTTACCTAAGTCTGGTTGCAAATCTTGATTTAAAAATGTTCCTATTTGTATGCTTGTTGAAGCTCCGTTTCCTTGATCAAAAAGCCTTTCATAAATCATGCTTTCGAATGGCAATTTAATTTGATATATATTTTTCTTACTTACGTTAGCAATATAATTTAACTCACCATATTTTTGATTATTAAGCAATTGAAACTGTTGCGCTAAAATACTTTTAGGTTCTGAATATTCAAAGTCAACTTCACTAAAAGGTATTGTTTCTCCTACAGTATGCTGGTCAGTTTCTACAAACTCAGTAATGTCGTGAGTTTCACCAGCAGCGTAATAACTGTCTAATGTTTCAACAACTATCTCACCATTATAATCTAAATAAGAAGTTAAGTTATATTGCCTAAACAAGCCATTTAAAAAGTCTTTTATCTTAAGTTTTGGAACTTGCTCACTAATAACAACAAATTTATCTACTGAACGCATACTTACGGTTGAATTAAAAACTCCGTTTAAAGTTTCTGTTGTTACTACTCCAGCAGCAGATGTATTTGTGTAAGTTCTATCAATAGCATAACTTGCTGTAAAAAAAATATCATCTTCAGATATTACTCTAACTACAAATCTACTTGGAGCTGTGATAACACTTCCAGATTCATTACTTCCAAAATACCACAAATCAGTTCTGTTTAATTTATCTCCAGTTGTCGAATTAGGAGTATTTGGGTCTGTAAACATTGTAATTGAAATACTGCTTGCTCCTAAAACTCTTTCTTGCCTTGCGAAAACTTGCATATCGTTAAGCCTAATTATTTCAACTGTATATGGTATACCTAAAAAAGGACTATTAGGTGTTATTGTAGCAGTATAAATAGTTTCTTCAAAATCTGTTCCCAACTCTGGTTGAAAATGAAATATTCCTGTAGATAACTCAAACCAACCTCTAAATACAAAATTAAAAGCATAATTAACATCAGTCATTGCAGTGCAATCAGTTCCAGAACAAGTAAAAACAATGTCATCAATTATTTTACCTTTATTTAATTTCATTGCGCCTTTTTCCCTATGCAGCCACATATACATATTATCAAAAACTGCTGAATCTAAAAACTCGCCTGTTTTAAAATTTATATTATATTGATTTTGTATTGCTTGAATAATGTGATTAACTTTTATAGCTGGTTTTAAATCTTCTGGTAAAACCCCTCTTTTCTTTTGGTCTGAATTATGAGTTGAAATGTTTACAGGGTTTTGATGATCTGCATTTAAGTTATATATATAACTTTGAGAGTGAGCTATTAAAGGATAAATTATAGCATCGTTATAAGTAACAGAGTCAAAGGTGAAGTTCAATCCATACTCTAAACCATTTTTAACATTAGTTGTATTTAACTCGTGATTAAAATTATTTAACCATGATAAGTCGCTAATTAAATCTTCGTTAATAGCATTTTTAAATTCTATTGTATCACCAAAGAAAGTAACCTTATACATAGATGGTTCTCCATGCTTCATTACAACCTCATTCAATTGTATTTTACCAGTCTTAAACTCAAAGTGATTAAGCTCTATTTTTGATGCGCTAAATAGTTGGTTGTTAAATCCTTGTATGTCTGGGTTATACCAATGCTTGAAAATTTTATTATTAGTTTTACTTGCTGGTAAATTAAAAGTTCTACTATAATCAGTAAATAACTTTTCAATGTCCTTTACATCTTGAATAACTTGAGTTAAAGAAATAAGATCTTCCTCCATTAGATCAAGCCTAACAAAATCCTCCTCTATTATTGAAACTTTTGTTTGCTGTGGTTGTATGTATAGAACTACTTTTTGCATTATCTAATATTATTTACTAAGCTAAATGACTTTTCAAAATTCATTGTATAATTAATTAACCTATCATTTAAACCAGTCTTGTAAGTAAATGAACTGTCTTTTAAATTAACAGGATAGATTGTGTTAGTCGAATCAGTTAACCAAATGTATTCGCTAACCATTAACTCCTCAAAATATGGATTCATTAATTCGTTAACAAAACCAGTATTTAAAGAAATGCTTTCAGTAGCATTAGAGTTAAAAGTTTTCTTTGCGTGTGCTGTTGTTGAATAAGTGTTGTAGGTTATTTCTTCTCTACATTCTGTGCCTGAAGAAGGTGGAGATAAGACTACATTTCTTGCTTCAAATATACTTGCATTAAAATTCTCGCTTCTTGTATCTAAACTTTCTGTTGACTTCTTAAAAAAGAATAAATCTTGCATTGCTCCCCATCTATTAACAAAAGTGATTTTATGAACTGGAAATTTACATTCTTCAATCGGTACTATTGTAATAATAGATTCAAATGAGTCATCATAAGTAACTAATATATTGTCTAATACTGTAGAACCTGAAAACTGTGCATATCCTATTTTTTGATTTTGATTACCATTATCTGTAAAACTATCTGTTTCTCTTGTGCTTGTACCTGATCGCCATTGTACAGAAACAACTCTTTCAACATTTACTGGTATTGTAATTGTACTGCCTTGATGGTATTGTAAATAACTACCACTAATCATTGCAATAGGTTCTACTGTATAGTTAGCACCATCTTTAAAATGATTGTAACCCTCTTGAGCTAAATAAGTGTTTGAAGTTACAACAGCGTCATCTACTAAAGTGCCATCTGCTTTTCTTGGAGATGTTGCAACAGTAACCCAAATAGAACTTTTTTCTGATGATACAGAATAAACTCCAGTAAATATTTGTTCAAGATGATCATTTACTATTTCACTAATATCTACACTAACAGAGTCTTCGCTACCAAGAGGTTTTTTTCGTAGTAAATAGTCTGCATATAAATCGTCACATTGTTCTGATGAACTGCTTAAACCACCAAATACAGTTATATTAATTTGAAAGTGATTTAAAGTGCTTTGTGTTTCTTGTGGTGTCCTTATAAAGAAAGGACTTCTTGTTCTAATTATTGTACTCATTCTATTCCTATTTTGTCTTTTATGTAGCCCTCAGCTATTTCATCACCAAATAAATCTAATCCTCTATTAAAAGGTTTTGTGAAAAACAATGTTGCTCTAATTCCTTTTTGACCTATACTTCTTGCTATTAAGAAACTTAAGCTTTGCCTTGTTATAAATCTACCTGTCTTTTTGTCTCTGCCTTGTATTCCTTTTTGTTTTATCCATTTTGTAAAAATACTACTCGGTGGTTGTGTTCTATATTTAAAATGTTCCTTTGCTTTCGTTTGTGCTTGTGCTGTTTGTGAATAAGTTGATTTAGAACCTCTAACACCTAAGTCAATAAACTGTCCATAATCTTCACTTAAGAAAGAAATTTTATCTCCTTGAATTTTATACTCTAAGCTGTTTGATAATTTACCTGAAGCATTACTTGATTGACCAAAAGGTTTTTTAGGTTTATTTAAATTCAGTTTAGATTGTTGGACAACCCATTTAGCATATTTCTCTATTGCTCTTTGATAATATCCCATTAGCAGTAGGTCATTTCGTCTTTAGTACCACAATCAAAAGTGACTGCCCAACCAGCAAGCATATTGTCAAACCTTTCTGTAAACGGTTCACAAGTAGCTGGATTAATTAGCTCAAATTTATCTTTGTATAAATCACTCTTTTGTAATACTCGCATGACTCTTGTAGCCAGTGCTAATTGAGTGTTTAATATATCTTGCCTGTTGTCATTACCTCTATATAGATCAGTTACTTGCTCGTTGCTAATATCTACTAAATCCATAAAGAAAATAGTAATGTTAAAAGTTACGTAGTTGTTGTTTATTGTACTATTGTTAATCATTACATGAGCTAATGGGAACAAGCTCTGCTTCTTTAAATCAATGTCAGCAATATCACCAAATGTTATTTCGTTATTAAATGGTTCTGCTACAACTACTTCTTTGATCTTGTCTATTATGTTGTAAAAACTGTTCATACTAATTTTATATAAGTTGGAGTATGTTCTCCTAAGTCTTGTTGAATAAATTCGTTTAGGTTGTCAATAGCTTCGTCAAAGTCAACGCCATCTCTTTGTATTAATAAGTCTAAGCATATCCAATAACCATAAACTGCTTTAACTGGATTAGTTGCTGTTACTCCTAAAAACGCTTCTTCAAATCCATCTACAAGAATAATATGTTCATTCTCGATTAATAAATTACGTTCTGTTAATTCTTCTAATATATCGTCTTTTGTCATTATTTGTTTTTTAATAGTTGTTGTTCTAATTCATATTTATCCTTTTCAAATGCTAAGTGCATTAAGCAGGTGTGGAGTTTTGATTTTGTGATACTATCGTATTTAAGAATGTTCCCATTAGTAAGTCCGTAGATAGATTGATACCAGCCCCATTTCGCAGCGAATCCCGCATTTGCTGAGGAAGCTCTACCTCCTCCTGAGTTGCTAAATAGTTCAGGGTAGTTTTCAGTAATTCGCTCTTTAAATTCCAAAAAAAAACAAGCGCACCAAATGCAACATCTAAAGTAATTTCTGTCATGTCGTACTTGTCAGCACTGTCGTAATCTTCTATTAAGTATTGCTTTTTCTTTTTAAATGTTATTGGTCTAAATAGAACGCCCATTGCTTTGTGCATAGACTCCCAGTCAGCAAGGTAGGTATCTAAGTCAACATATTCACCAAAGCTGATGTCATCGAGTTTAGGTATAAATCCAAATTCTTTACCATTCATTTCGAATCTATCTATAAACTTAGGTGTATTAGTAAACAACTTTGTAAGTTCTTCAGTAATATTATTAATGTCGCTTGCTTTTATTTGTAGAACATTCTTTAGTGGTATATTACAAAAGATTTCGATCATCTTCTGCTGTAAGAATGAATCCAGCTCTTTACCCTCAGCGATCTTTAACCACTTTTGGTATTGCTTTAAAGTAACCTCATTTAATTGTTCAGGTATGTTAATTGTAAGTTTCATTTATATATAAACGTTTTAATTCGTGAATCGTTATATACAAATATAAAAAAAATAGGTAACGCTCTTTTGCCGACTACCTATTTTAAACCAAAACGCAAATTTAATTCTTTGCTTAATCAAATGTAATAAAAAAAAGCTACCTGTTACAGTAGCTCTTTCTTTTTGTGTTTTATCTTGTGTTACATTTTGCTGTCAGCACTCCCAGCTACTTAACGTCTTAAGATATGGGCATTTAATTTCTGAGGACTTACGCTAATATACATCGGCTGCCTCTTAGTATTTTAATTAAGCATATATTAAACCTTCTATATATGAGTTTTTTAATCTACTATGTCTATCTTCTTCTGTTTCACCTTCTATTAAATAATCACCTATGACTTCACATATTAATTGATAGTGTAAATCAGATACTCCATTTGGTTTTAAGTCAAATTCTAAAAAAGTATTATACACTTCTTTTTTTACTGAGTCTTTTAAATCTCTCATTGTGTGTCTGTATTCGTGGTTCCAAAAGTATTTCATAATATTTGTTTTGATTAATTACAATGTAAATATAAGTATAATTATTTAACTACCAAACTTTTTTAAAACTTTTTTTAATAAATGTGATATTCACCTAAACTTGGATTCTGTAATTGGTAACTAACTGCATACCTCAACGCATCAATAGCGTGGTTAAAGTTATCTACTGGTGTTTGTGATTTCTTTTCTAACCAACAATAGTTATTTAACTCTTTTATTAAATCTGTGCTATCTTCAGTAATTACTAAATCATAATCTTGTAATAAACTAATACCAAATGTAATACTGCCTTGACCTTTGATAGCTGGCACAACATTGCAATCTCTGCTAAGTTCTGTTATTAATCTTGGTTCTGCTGAATCACCTACTATTAAATTATCTGCTGCAAACTTCTTGTTAAGTTGTAATATCTCACTTGTAGTTAATTTAGTTTGGTAGAAGCATAGTTGTATATAGATAACTTTATTTTCTTTGTCTATACTTGTTTTAACTAATGTACTTGGATCATTGCTAAATCCATAATCTTGACCAAATACAACTTTACCTACTTGTTGAAACTCTCCTATACTCCAGTCTGTAAATATAACTCCCTCAGCTTTATCCAGCCAAGCACCTTCTATTGTATGCTTGTACCTGTTTGGCCTTCTAACCTTCATTGTCTCAATCTGCTTAATATAGCTTTCTGAAAGGTTGTCTAAGTTATCTAAATATGTTGTGTGTATATAGGTAGTATCTTCTTTAGTTGTGTTACTACCAGCAGCAACTCCTCTATCTTCAAACCAACGCTTGTAAATAAAATGTTCTTTGGTTGTTGGATTAAGTATTAATATTACTCTATTCTCTTGTACTTTATTACGAACAGATAAATCTATCTTATCAAATATATCTTCATCATTAAGTTCCTCAGCTTCATCCATTACCCAAGTAGTAATACCTTGTAGTGATTTAAGGTTTGCAGTTTGATCTCCTGAGCTTGTTTTAATACCTCTAAATATTATCTTGCTTCCGTTGCCTTTATTAATTATTTCATCCTTTGTTATTTTAAATTTATCAATTAGGTTTAATATTTCTAACTTCTCAATAAATTCAGGAATGATACTAATACTTGCAGCTCTTAAAGTAAATCGTGTAAATAGTATTGTGTGGCCAGCTTGGTAGGTAAGTAATAATAGTATTGAATTAACAGCAAATGATTTACCAGAACCACGACCACCAGTTACAATAAAGTACCTTGCAAATGATTCTTTAAATACTAAATATTTTTTATTGAGATTTAATTCTTCCAATTACTTCTCTAAAATCAAAGTTAACTTCTTCAGTAGTGTTTACATCAACAGTATCTTTTTGTTTTCCGTAGATACTATCTAACACCATGTTTAAGCCTTGTGCATCTCCTTTCTGTATAACCTTCTCTATAACAGCCATAGCCATTCTATATTCGTTGGTCATCCATACTTCTTCACCAGTAACAGGATGAATTCCTTTTGTCCTAAGCTCTGCTATTTCTTTTAGAATTGTGCTTCTATTCTTTGAGCCTTTTGGTCTACCTTTAGGATTGCCGCTCTCCCCTTTTTTGAATGGTATTAAATCTTCTTTGCTCATTTTTCTGTTCTGTATTTGTTCTGTATTTTTTTAAAAACATTAATAGCTTTCTTTCAATTGCTTTTGCTTTCTCTTTCGTATTCATATTCGTTATATAATCTTTTCATTGTATCAACTAAACCTTTAACACATGATCCGCAGCTGGATGTTTTACGGTTTGTTTTAAATACTCTATTGTGTATTTTTAATAGTTCTTTTTGTTCTGGACTGTTAACTACGTTTTTATTAATACTAAAGAATCCTTTTAAATATATATACTCCTCTTCGGTTAAGCATTCAGGGTCTTTGTAAGGAAACATTTTATTAAGCTTTTCTTTTCTTGCATCGCATCCGCAGTCTTTGCCTAACTTGTCAAATATCCAGTCAGTAGCTTTCTTTATTCCTGTTGCCTTTGTAACCTTTTCTATGCTATCTCCTAAACCTTTACTTTTCATTTTTTATATATGCTATTTTTAACAATACTAAGTAACCAATTAAATCACTAAGCGTATCTTCTGTCTTGTCGTTTAATCCTTTGTTTTTTATCCTTGCTAACTTGTCATCTATTCTAACTTTGATTGCTTCAGTTGAATCTAACTTGCTAAATATATTAGATGGGTTGTTTGCAGTATCTCCGTAGGCTGCATTCTTTTCTAATAACAAGTCTATAACTTCATTGCCTATTTTCTTAATTAAGTATTCAGTCTTCATTAATCTTTTTTTTTATTTCTTTAATACAATTGTTTATTGTTCTCCATACTACAACGTGAGATATATTTGTAGCTGCTGATAGCTTTCTAATACTGTGAAATTTCTTTCTATATAAATTAAATAGCTTTCTATCAAACCAGTAAAATTCATTTACTATATCGTCAACCATTTTCTCTATATCTACATAACTAACATTGTCAGCTTCTACTATGTTTTTTAAATCTTTTTCTATTAGTATATCTTTGTCTACTCTTATTGTATCAATGAATATATTGTGCATCATCTTATATATAAACGCTTTATTTAAAGAATCGTTATATAGAATATCATTAATTTTTACTTTTTTACTATCAATTTTACTATGTAAAGCAATATAAAAGTCGTGTAATAAATCTTTTGCTGGTATTTTACTATTGCTGCTTATTTCTTCGGCCATACTTAGCCAAGTTTTTTCATCTCTTACCAAGAGGTGCAATATATTATTTACTTCTGTACTCATTTAATTCAAGAAGTATATTTACAAAATCATCGTATTTTAAAGCAATGTAATCATCTTCAAAGTTTTTAGTAAATACTACTACAGGAGTTTTTAATGTTCCTCTTGCATCTCCTTTGCTTTGCTCTAATGCTTTCCAGATGTTTAGCTTTTCTTGGTTCTTACACTCCCAGCTATATTCAGATAGTATGCCACTTGTAGTCAAAATATCTCCTTTAAAGCTGAGGCCGCCTGAATTGGGTGTCCTTTTTATATCTGTTTTAAAACGTTTAGCTAAATCTTTTGCGATTCGTAATTCAAAACGTTTGCCTTTCTGATTTGAATTTAAACTCATAATTTTTGAAAGTGTTTTCTAATTATTGCTCCAAGCTCAGCGTCGTTAGGATATAACCTGCACAAAAAATTAATACTATATTCAACAGGAGTATCATGGTTAATATAATACGAGTCCTTTGTTTGTCTGTATTCATTTAAAGA